GGCGTGCCCTGTGCCGGTTGCTGTTGGGCCGTAGGCGAAGGGCCTGCGAACTGGCCCAGGTCGATTGGGGCGCCAATGGCCTGGTAAGTCGCTATAACGTCCCGTATGGCGGAGTTAATATCGCCGTCGTAGGCTGCCAACGCAGCGAGCCGTGCTGCGATAACGTCTGGTGACGCTTGCTCGTTGCGCGCTCCTAAGATAAAGGCTCTGATTTCCTCTGGAGACATACTATCCTCCTGGGCCTGCCAGCCCGATGTTGTTCAGCCTGCTTGCGTCCGTCTGCGCTCCTGGTCGGGGCGTGCCTGGGGCCTGCTGCGGCCCTGGGTTGGATAAGTCCGCTGGATTCGCGCCGTTACCGAACGACTGACTTGGCTGTACCGACGGGGCCATCCCCGCACCCATCTGCTGTCCGCCGCCGGTCGCTCCGTTCAGCAGGCCCTGGGGCACTCCGACCCCCGGGGCCATGCCGACCTGCTGACGGGCCATCATCTTCTGAATTAGGATTTCTACCAGTTGGGCGTAATAGAAACCGGCCAATTCCTCCCGTCCTGTCTCTTCCATCGCCCGCATGATGTCCCACAGCGCGGCTTCGGGCAGCATCCGTTCGCCCAACTGCTCCTTGATTTGGGAGTCCAGCGAGTCCACGTCCTGGATGCCCATGATCTCTTCCCGTATCCACCTATCAGGAGCCAACGGCACCGGCCCTTCACGCATGATCTGCGCCATCGAGGTCTTCTGCACGTCGTCCTGCGGCAGTATCGACAGCAGGTTGACCTCGATGTCCCCGCCCTGCTGGATGACCTGCGGGTCGATGGTCTCTCGGAAGTATTGCCGCTGCCGGTCGTACCCGCTCAGTTCCATGTCGTCGAACGATCCGGTCGCGTACTGGTCGCTTATCAGCCTGCATATCTGCAAGATGCCGTCTTCTACCGCTCTCAGCCTTGGCGTCAGGACGGTCTCGATGCCCTGTCTCAGGGTCTGGATGGCGAACCCACTCAGTTGGAACGGCAGTTCCCCGAAGGCCGTGTGAGGCAGTGCCCCACGCTGCATCTCCCCGCTTATCATCGCCAGGAACGGGGCTAGGTCGGGCGCGGATTTCAGTAGTTCCAGGGTCTCGATGTTCTCCCCTTCGGCCACCGAAACGTCGCTGCCCGCCACCCTAACGTCCTCTTCCAAGGTCTTGTCCCCGCCGGGACTTCTGACGAGTACGGTCGGGTTACGAGACCGGCCCGCAAGCTCCAGCATGATGGACATCATCTGCTGATAGTTCTTGTAGATGTTCCGTCCGGCCTTGAAGACCGACTCGCCCCAGTCCTTGATGGTATCGTCCGTCTCGGACGACTGAATTAGGGGCGCGGAGCCGACCACGTTGTAGAAGATGGGTATGCGGGGGCTGCCGTGCGGCGTCTCCGGCTTCAGCACCCTGTCTTCCATCACAACGGTGTTTATCTCACGGTCGTAGAAGTCGTAGGTGTCCCAACCGTCCTCTTCCGTCGATCCGTCTTCGTTCTGTCGAGCCTTCTCTTCCAGACCTACAAGGTCGGCCTTGGGGTACTGGGACTTGATCTCCTTAAGGGTCTTCTTGATCTTGTAGCAGGCCCAGTCCACCCCGTCCCCGTTCATGCTCCAATACGTGTTCAACGGGTCCCAGGGGGTGACATCCACATACGTGGTCTCGTCGGCCCGTTTGACGAGCATGGCCCTTCCGAAGATAAAGCCGCGTAGGGAGGCGTAGAAGGCAAGTTGGTCTCGAAGTCGGGGCAGGAACAGCCGCACCAGCCGTTCGTCGGCAGCACGAAGGATGCCGAACATGAACCGTTCCTTCTTGGCGTCGGTCGTCCGCTGCTCTTCCTGCGCGTTCGTGTGCCGGATGCGCAGCATCAGCTTGGACTCGACGCTGAAGGTGATTATCTTGTCGGCAAACGTCTGCGGCTCGTTGGACGGGTAGTGGGAGTAGCCGTCTTCGGGGTCTAACCCGTCTTCCCTGTCCAATCCCTTGAACGGGTTGAGCCGGTAAAGGCCGTAGTCTTCGTCAAAGCGGTCGCGCAGTTCCTGGGTACGACTCTTCTCGGACTCGACGAGGGCGGCTATCTGCTGAGGGGTACGTGCGGCCATACGTTACTCACGTCGGCCACTTCCACGGGCACTATCTCAAGAGTCAGTATCGAAAGAATCTTACCACACGTTTCCAAAGGCGTCGCCACAGGGGTAGATGAGTAATTACCATCGCTTCACCTTCATCGTACGCCGGTTGGCCTGTATTCCGAACCCAAAGCGATCAACCAGACCGTACGTCACGGCCTTGATTGCATCGTTATATTTGTCTTCAGGCGTCGTGCCTGTGACGTTCCCTTCCCTGTCCGTCCGCCACCGGTACGCTCTCAACTGCCCGTCGTCGGGGTTGGGTGCAGCCCCGAACTCAGAGACAAGGCCTCTGCAAGACGGGTCGATGATGATCTTCGGCCCGTGGGTCTCCGGGTCCATCTTCAGGAACGACTTCATCCTCTCGATGCCTTCGGGTATTCTCACCCGATGGGTCTTCATGTGCAGCCCCGCCTTGACCTGCCAGACCTGCACCACCGGCGGCATGGAAGCGTGCTGTAGGGCCGCAACGTCGGCCACGCCGTACTTCATCGGCTCCTTCCACCAGTCTCGGCCCATCGCGATGTCTACGATCTCTTCGGTAATGAACTCCTTCAGGTATATCTCGTCGAAGATACGTACCTGCCCATCGATGATATTCGCCACTTCGACAGCATGATAACTCCCGCTGTACCCAGGGTCTTCCCAGATGTAGACTGGTTCGCCCTTGACCTGCTCGACGTTCTGTATATGGATATCGGCACGGAACTCAGGAAACACCAGGCCCTTGGGCGGGACAGCGATCCCCTCGATACGCTCCATGAAGAAGGAGTCACTGGAGTTCCGTTCCAGGTCGAGTATCTTGGGGTCTTGCCGACCGCCAGGGTATAGTTCTACGTTCGCGTAGCTGGGCAACCGGAAGGACTTTCTATCGTCCGCGCCGCTAGCCCATTGTGCCGCCAGAGTGGGGAACCAACCGACACTCTCTTCCATCGTCCCGATCAGAAGCAGCCAGCCGTTCTTAGGGGTCACCCTTCCTTGCGCTCTCTCGAACACCGCCACGTCCACCTGCCCCGCCTCGCAGATGATGATGCCGTGCGGAGCGTCCTTCGACATCTTCCGCACGTCCCGACCACTCTTCGTCTCTATCCTTAGACGAGGATGCCTCTCGTCGGGGAACTTAACTTCGATGCTGCCAGGGTCCAACCGCTTCGTAGCCACGACAGGCAGACCCAACTTCATCAGGTTGTCAGAGATGTACCCGAACTCCCGCGCCGTCTCGTCGTAGGCTTCACCAATCAGCCAATACAAGAGCGGCGGTCCCTTACCATTTCCGTCTGTGGGGTTGGCTGCGATGTCTTCCGGCCACCGTTTTAGCCATATCCCAGACGAGCAAAGCGATTTCCCAGCCTGTTCTCCTCCGGTCACTTCTATGAAGCGGTGGGGTGCTTCGATGATGTCGATCTGGAACTGCGAGTTGGGAACGAAGCCGACCTGGTCGAACAGGACTGAAGCTTCGGGACTGATGTCCAGAGACGGGGCGTCAATGAGAGTCATACGGCGTATTCTCTAACGAGCTTTGCCCTGTGCGGGTGCCGCATCTTCCACAGCACCCTGTCTTCTTTGACAGCCATGGGCAGATTCTATCATGCCCTGTAAATAGTAAGACCCCCGGAAGTGTGCCTAGCCACGTCCGAGGGCCTTGCGAGAGGAGAAGAGACAGATGCGACCCTGCCCCTGCTCGCTAGTGTACCACACTAAAACAGCGTACCCGGCACCGCCACGACGACATACATGCCAGCAATGGCCGCGATCATGACGAGCCCGACAACGAACCACTCGGCCCTATCCTGCGGCATCAGGCTTGGAGAAGGACGTAAACAACGAATCCCACCACCGGGACGAACGCTAGTTTAACCAGGGCGCCCCATGACTCGTTCCTCAATTCACTTACCAACCCTCTTCCTCCGTGCCCTCGTGATCCCCCTCCATGATGTCATCCTCTGCTCGCTCGACGAGTTCCAGAACACCGCCCGCTCCCCACACAACTTACACCGCGCCGCAGACTCCGGCCCGTTAGGACGAGCCACCTTCCAGAAATGTACACACCCCGATGACAAAGAACATAACTCCTACAACACTCTATGACTCTGAAATCGCCAAGGAGACCAAAACCAGACAACAGAGGACTGAATCAAGAACTCTTTTGCGAATCCCAAACTGTCAGGGGGACCATATACTACGACACCACCAGCCTCAAGCCCTACGGGGTGCCTACCCCTCGTTGGCCTGTTCGTCGTCGTCACGTTGCTTGCGTCCGATACGCTTTTGGCCTGTCAAGCCTAAGCGCTTAAGTAGATCTTTGGCTGTGTTGTCCACCACCGTGACGTTCGGCCTGTACTTCGACGGCAGGTTGGCGTTCAACAACGCTACGACCAGCATATCAGAGCCTCGATTGCCAGTCGGGTTGGAAACACGCGACCAGGCTAGTCTCTCAAGCGTATCGCCAAACGCTACCCTGGCAGCGTCGAAGCGTTCACGGTAGCTATTGGTATCAGCTTCGATCCAGTCGTAATGGGCTTGACGAGTGAGACCTATAGCTTCGGCTGCCTCGGCTATCGTACCGCACTTACCAAACGCTACCAGGAACGCATCCTGGTTAGCTGCCGAACGCTTTTGCCGTAAGGTTACGTGGGATGGACCGTCACTTTCGCCAACAGTCGTTGTCAGGGATTCGATAGCCGAGGTTTTCGTTGTGGGCTTTCGTATTCTGGTACTCATGACGTCAAGTGTACCACGTGAGCTTGATGGCATAGTTTGCTCTCACCGCACCCCGCCCTGTATTTATAAGGCGCGCCCAAACTCGCGCCCTGGACGGCATTAGGCGACCGTCCAGATTTGTTGTCTGACTTTCATCACTGTCGCGGCGCACAACGTACCGCTTGCGCCTATCCCGTTTCGGGTGGACACCGTGCGCTGTATGTCTGGCATGCCAGCCAAAGCCATGATACCACACAATCAGAACACAATAGAACACGAATTGCTCGATACTCGTGCCTAATTAGAACATATGTTGGGGTTGACATACCGTATCACTTAGTGTAAATTGGTCTCAGTAAGTAACAACAAGCACTAATCAAGCGAGAGAACAATGGCCCGAGGTAATCGCAGATCGCGACAATCCATCGCGAACCACATCGCACACATGGCGGCGCGACCGCTCGACTGGCACACTGACTACGATTCCATAGTCCGACCGCCTATCAAGGTCAAGTCGATACAACACGTGCGCTGGACTAATCGAACACCTAACCTTGATCGACCATTCAAACGCAATAGTCGAACACATACGAAGTCAAAATACGCATGGCGAACGTCTACGCATCCCAGGATTGAACTTATAGCCTAGATACACACACATAACCTAATCATCGACCGCGCAAGGTTTGGCCTTGCACCGACCGCGAAAGTGTCGCAAGTGAAAACAATTCCCTATTGGGAAAAATAGTGAAAGGAAAACCCATGACAACGCAAACCCTAATCGAGAGTGAGGCACACACAATGGC